TTCGTCCCCAGCCGTTTTTGCCTACTAGTACAAATTTACCACTTGGCTCTCTGCCGTAATACATTGTAGGATATCCATCCCACTTGATAGCAATGTCACTACTGTCGCTGCCCATTTTACTAAGTATGTCTGTTGCTTTTTGCGCACCAGCACTGCCGTCGACAAATACTAAGTCTTCTAAGTGTTGGTACTCTCGGCCTACTTTAGCTTCAGTGAGTATTTTAAATTCACGGTAACGCATTAGTATTCCTTGTTGCGAAAGTTTTCCTTCTCGGCATTTAAAAGCCTAGTAGCACATTCTATCTTCTCAGCATCAGTACCAATTACACGATCGTTACGTTTTGGAATCTTAAACTTGTTAACATACGATTCAACAGCCTTGTCAATCATTGGAAACATTTGTTTCTTATTAAACTTGCCGCCGTTGTTTATTGCTTTTTGTACATTAACTAATGTTGGATACGTTTCGGTTCTATAAAAGTCTGGATCATTCTGCATGAACACAACAACATCGTCAAGTACATCAAATGGTAGCTCACCACCAACTTTGTTTTCAGGACTGTTGTCCATCATATCGTTTTCTAAGATTTCGTTGCGTTTTACCATTGTTTAGTCCTCAAAATTCGCACGTTGTAAAAAACTTTGAATTGCATCACCATCTAAAGATGTTAGTAGCTCATGCATTACTTTTTCAATACCGTGTTTTTTAATTAGGTCGTATACCGGTTGTGTATAATACCCGCCCGCTTCGTCAACTGCTCGTTGATCTAATAGTGCTGTTAGGCGATCGCCCATTTCTCTAATTTCATCTGCGACTGTTTTTACCATTTTCTGCAACTCCAATATCTTGCTTTATGTCTTGGTCCAGGATTATCGCAGTTGTGTCTTGCTCTAAACGAACGTCTACGTGCTGGATTGCCTTTTTTAATTTTTACACCTTTTTGTCCAAAGTTAACTTTAACTACATTGCCTTTTGGATTCTTAACGTATACTTTAAACTTTTTAGTGTCACCTGCCATTGGCTTACCAAGTGCTACTTTGCGTCCTTGATATTCGGCTTCATCAAGATAATCTGTGTTAAACCACATGTCGCCGTAGTCTTCATAAAAGTCGTCGTCATCGTCGTATGTAACTTCGTCGATTGCATCTTCATTCGACATAATTTCAATGTCAAAATCTTTGTGACCATTTTCAAACATAAGATCGGCTAAACGCTGTGCGTATTCGTCTGCTTCTGACTCACTAAGCTCACGTGGCAGAGGCAATTCAACATAAGTGTTTTCTACTGCTTCATAAATGTTTTGTTCTGTAAAAATACTTTCGTCTAATTTGACTTGAGTCTTTTCCATTACTAATCTTACAAAATGTTCCATGATGTATCCTTATAGGTTTATTAATACTATTTATCAATATCTTCCTTGTACACAATTTTATCGATACGAGTAATATTGTCACCGCAAATCAGTTGTACCATGAATAAAACTTTTTCGTCACGTACAAAAATATATTGTCCTTTGATCCAACGCTCTCTATTAAGAAAGTTTTTCATTAGTACAGGCCCACAACGTGCTTTGTCAGTGTTGTTTTGTAGCCATGTGCCCATTGAACGCTTTGCTGTTTTCTGTCCAAACGTTAATTTAATTGGAAAGTTTGTTTTTTTGTCACTAAGTATAATGTTTGCATTAGATTGTAAGTATTTAATACTTGCTGTATCAGGTTCCCAAAATTCTTCAGCAATTTCAAACTTTGAAATTGTAGTTAGAAGTTTTTTATCATTACTATAGATTATTAGTGTATTATATTCACAACGTACTAAATATTCTTTACTATGTAATAACAATCTGCAAATTTTATCAGCATCTGTTATGTCATTAGAATCAAGATGTAACTCACTACGCCACGTAGTCTTCTTTAACGGTAGTCCTAATTTTGCTGAAAGTTTGTAACTATCAATTTGGCTACGTGCATAACTTAGTTTGCCGTTGCGTTGCATTTCAGTTCTAAACACACTTGCTAATGGACTACGGACGACTACTTTATATAGAAATCGTCCGTAGTGTAGTTTTTTGGTTTCAAACTTCTTCAACAACTTGTTCAACTTCTAGTTCAATTTTGTCATCAACAAGTTTAATAACAATGTCGCCGCCGTTTTTCAAGTCACCAAATAGTAGTGCTCTTGACAACGGACGTTTGATATCTTTATCAATTACACGCTGCAAAGGCCTTGCACCCATTTTAGGATCAAATCCTTTGTCAACTAAGTAGTCCAACGCTTCGTCTGTAATAGTAAACTTAACATCTTTTTGTTTGACCATGTCTTTGAGTTCTTTCATAAACTTCCCGACAATTTTCATCATTACAGGCTTGCCTAGTTTAGCAAATGTAATTGTAGCATCAAGTCTATTTCTAAACTCTGGCTTAAAGTAATTTTTTATACTAGTATCTTCGTACTCAGTTTCCTCTGAGCCAAACCCGATAGCATTTTTCTCAGCTTCTGCTGCACCCAAGTTAGTTGTAAGAATTAATACAACATTACGTGCATCTGCTTCTTTGCCATTTGATCCTGTAACTTTGCCATTATCCATTAGCTGCAATAGTACGCTACTAACATCTGGGTGTGCTTTTTCAATTTCGTCTAGTAGCAATACACAGTTAGGATTTTCTTGTAGTTTTACAATTAACTGTCCAGCATCGTCATCAAACCCAACATAGCCTGGAGGAGCACCAATAAGTTTAGCAACACTGTGCTTCTCTTGATACTCACTCATATCAAAACGTACTAGCGGAATGCCCATGTTTGTTGAAAGAGCTTTTGCAGTTTCTGTTTTACCTGTGCCAGTTGGGCCCATAAACACAAAAGATCCAATTGGTTTATCATCAGGCTTTAGTCCTGCTTGCGCTACAAGAATCTTATCTACAATACCTTCAATAGCATCGTCTTGTCCAAACACACTACCTTTCATATTCTTTTCAAGATCTTTTAGATTCTCAGCTTCACGTTCTGCTACTTGCTCTTCGGGTAGTTTTACCATTTTAGCAAGTTCAAACTGAATTTCTTCTTCGGTAACAACCAAGTCTTCTGTTTGATCGTTTACTTTAAAGCGTGAACATGCTACGTCCAGCAAGTCGATTGCTTTATCTGGTAGCTTCTTATCAGGTTGATATTTTACACTAAGTTTTACTGCTGAAGCCATTGCATCGTCTGTAATCTTTACACCGTGGAAGTCTTCGTAATATCCTACAATGCCTTTTAGAATTTCGAGTGTAGTTTCTTCGCTCGGTTCGTCAATACTTACACGTTGGAATCGACGCATTAATGCTCGATCCTTTTCAAAGAACTTGCGATACTCTTCCCATGTAGTTGACGCAACAACTTTTAAGTTACCCTTGCCTAATGCAGGTTTTAGTAAGTTAGCTAAATCGTTACTACTATTCTGTCCGCCTGCACCTGCTCCACTGATCATATGTGCTTCGTCAATAAACATAATAGTCTTGCCTTTCTTTTGTAGTCCGGCTAGTACTAGTTTAAAACGTTCCTCAAAGTCACCACGATATTTACTACCAGCAAGCATAGCACCAATATCTAGTGCATATACATTATATTCTTTTAAAAACTCTGGTGTTTCGCCATTAACAATTTTCCAAGCAAGCCCTTCTGCAATAGCAGTTTTACCAACGCCTGGATCGCCTACCATTAGTACGTTGCTTTTACTACGACGACCTAGTGCTAGTGCAACACTACTTAGTTCGTCGTGGCGTCCAATTACAGGATCAATTTTGCCTGACTTTACTTGTGCATTTAAATCGTCTGTAAACTGTCGGATAGCTTGGTTAGCAGCACCAGCGTTCTCTTGTAGCTCTTGTTCTTCTTCTTGTTCGCCTATTGCAATATTAACAAATGCTTGCCACTCGGCTTTTGTAATTTTGGCCTTGTGTGTTGCAAAATACGCAAAGCTACGTTTTTCGCCTAGTATACTTGTAAATACATCAGAAATTTCAATTTTACTTCTGCCTTGAAATAACACTTGTGCAAATGCTCTATTCAATACACGCTCGACAGTTTGTGTTTTTTTAGGCTTCCATTTTTTACTAACAGTATCAGTATCAATTTTAATTTGTTCAAGAGACTTAATATAATTTTCAAGTTCACTTTTGAGTAAGTCAACGTCGGCACCATACTCTTCAAGTGATTCTTGAAAGTTTTCTTCGCATAGCATAGCAAAAGTTAAATGCTCAAGTGTAACATATTCATGCTTTAACTTTTTTGCATCGCCGACTGCTTTATCAAATACTGCTTGTAATTCTGTACTCGGTTCAACCATTTCTTATTGCCTTTTTAATATCTTTAATACGTTTTGTTTCTGCACGTTTTAGTTTGAATTTACTTACTCGATCAATGTATTGTATACCGTGCAAATGATCATACTCGTGTAAGAAAATTCTAGCATCGATGTCGTCCAGTTTCATCTCTACATGTATAACATTTTTATAGTCATTTGTCAAGGTATCAAATCCAACAATACAACTAATTGGACGTTTTACTTTTAGTATTAGTCCAGGATGACTAAGACACCCTTCGGGTCCTAGTTCAATTTCTTTACTAAGTCCTTTAATTTCAGGATTGATAACTGTAACAATATCTCCGTGCTGTTTATTTAAAAATGCTTTCATTACAAAAATTTGTCCAGAGAACCCTACTTGGTTTGCACTAAGTCCAACACCGCCATGTTTATTCATAACGTCAATCATGTCTAGTGCCTTTGGAGCAGGGTGTCCAAAGTATTCTTGGTCGTAAACATCCACTGCTGTTTCAAGCTGTGGATCAGGTGCGATTACTAAGTTCATCATATAACTTTTTTACCTTTTCTTCATCTTCTATAGTATTTAATTTAGGAAGGGTTCCCTTAATATGCAAATACAAATGTCCAGTACGTCCTTGTCTTGGATCTGGGATACCTTGCCCGCCTACACTTAATGTTGTACCAGGCGCAGTACTCTTAGGTATTGTAACACGTAAAGGACCGCCTGTCAACTTATCAATTATTATTACAGTACCTAACATTAGATCAAATACACTTACGTCTATATTAGAATGTAAGTTTATGCCATCACGATCGTATCTTGGATGTGCTTGAACTCGGACTTGTACTAATAAATCGCCTCTTGGCAAACGTGGATTAGAGTTATCACCTAAGCCTTGATATCTAATTACTTGTCCGTTTTGGACACCTTGTTGTATCTTTATACTAGCACTACTTTCTAAACCATTTGGCAGTTTGTATGTGGCTAAAATATCTCTGCCTTCCATAACATCACGTAGTGTAATATTTACTGCAATTTTAACATCGCTATTTTTTTGTGGGCGTTGCTGTTGTGCAAATCCTCTGCCAAACATTGCTTCAAATATATCATTCACACTTCCAGCGCCAGCATTCATCGACTGTGTATTCATTCTAACTTGGGGGCTGTCGTATGCCTGCCTCTTAGCAGGATCCTTTAAGGTTTCGTATGCTTCATTTATTTGTGAAAATTTAGCACCGTCGCCACCGTGGTCAGGATGATGTTTCATAGCCGACTTGCGGTATGCTTTTTTTATTTCATCCTGACTAGCTTGTTTGTTAATACCTAATATACTGTAATAGTCCATACTATTACTTACTATCTGTATTATTTAGATTTGTCAGTTCCGGTATACAGTCCAAACCATGCTGCTCCAGCACCAACTACGATACTGATTAGTCCACTTTGTTCCATACTTGGATCTGGCAAATTCATATACCAAATAACACATTTGTATAATAGTATAATGTATACAGTTAAGAACAAGCGTGGAAAGATTCTCCAACTATCGATTGCTCTTGCTAAGTGTATCAATCTTGCATATGGATTTGGACCCATATCTTTTACACTTGTGTCTACTTCTAAATCTAGTTTAACTTTTCGTGTAGTACTATCTTGCGTACTTACTACTACAGCGTCTGGTTTTGCTTCTGGTTCCGGCGCAGGTTGTGCTGCTGGTTTGTCTAAGTCTTCAAGTTTTTTTCTTGGCATTTTTACCCTCCAATTTTTGTAATCTGCCCTCTAGGTCGTCTATCTTTGCTGTAATTTTTGGATACTTTTTACGCCAGGCATCTTCAGGTTGTTCTAACCAAGTCCACCCCCAACGTGCTACTAGGAAGTCGATTGCATTATCGACTTTTGCATAGCCCCAAAGTCCAATTCGTGTTGTACTCATGTATGCTACAAATATAGCACCTAGTATACTACCGCCGATTGCTGTGTAAATCCACAGCCTATCAGTGGCCATTCTTTCAATCATTTCCCACATAGTAATCCCTCAATTATTATGTTAGTATTTATCCATCATCCACTTTGGCAAACTTCCTGTTGCTTCCTCTTGTGTTGGATATCTTCGTACACCTAATGCTCGTTGAGGATTGTATAAATCGTATCGAACTTCATTAGATTGATTGCCTCCAAGTATTACCCATTTGCCGTTTTGTTCTTCAACAAAAAATCCTACATGCCCTTTCCATCCGCTATTTCCTCTTGGAAATATTACAACATCTCCACGTTGTATAAACTCAGGGTCTACCTTTTCGCCCCAATATAGAAAACTACGTGCCATTAGTGGAGGGTATTTGGTTTGATTGTTTAAGTTAGGTATATTGTCTAATTCTAGCACAGCATTAACAAACGCCGCACACCATTCTGTACGTACAGGATCAACACCAGTTAACTGATGCAACTCTCTCCTGTTTGCACGTTCTCCTAATCCAATATATTCTTGAGCTAAGTCCACACTAGTAATATTCTCACTAGCAAAGGGCGCACATGCTGTAATTAACATAATGCTAGATACTCTAATAATGTGTTTGATCAATTAGTCGATTACCTCAACTATTGCATTATCCATTGCTTCTTCTGCTTGTGCATAATAACCTTCATAGGCTGCAATGATAGCTTGTTGTTGTTGCACTAATGCACGTATGTCACTAAAGTTTAATCCTAAATTGCCATACCCGTCACCTGTTAATCCATATATAGCAAACGGTTTTCCACTTGCTGCAAGCCTTGCTATTACAGCATCAACATTATCTTCGTTGATAACAATCCATTCTAACTTGCGCATGTTGAGTTCGTCAACAGGAGGCAGAGTCAGTGTAGGTTTTTCAACCGGTGCTGTACTTATATCAATTACTTGTGGTTTCGTTGAGCAAGCCGCGAGACTTATAAGTATCGTAAAACCAAGGACACTCTTTGTTAAAAGCGATGCCATTTGCTGCGTTCCTTTCTTTGTCTGTTAGATCTGCCCCCGATAGCAGTTCAAAACATCTACCTGCATTTTCGGTGCCTCTATTTACTGCACGTTCAATACCTTCGGCATTTGCTATTGCTGCTGCTGTTAAATCAATTTGTTGTAGTTTATCTGCAAGTTGCTGATTTTGCCTACGTATGCTTATGTACTGTTCGTTTAGTGTAGCAAGTTCGCTAGATGCTTTTGCATAGTCTTGCTCTAGCGAACTTATTGTTTGTTCGTTCAGTTCTACTGCGGTGTTAAGTTTAGCATTGTTTGATGTAAGGATAGCCAAGCGTTCTTGGGTGTCATTGTAGTACCAATAACCGATACCTCCTGCACCCAACAACAACATAAACATTACTATTGCTAACTTAGCACCCATCTTACCTATCCTAGTAACTTTCCCAGCGTCTTAGGACCTACAATTCCGTCTGCTGTTAAACCGTTTTTTGTTTGCCACTTTTTAACGCTACGTGCAGTACCTGGTCCAAAGATGCCATCAGCAGGAGCAATGCCAAGTTTGTCCTGTACTTCTGCTACTAATGGACCACGTGATCCTTGTCTAATTGTTTGATTAAGATTTAGATCGTCCTTTTTAGGTTCAACAAAATCACCACCAAGCACATCTAATGCGTGTATGTAATGTTTCTTACGATCTTCTAATCCAATAGTGCCGCCATTAATACGTTTTGTAGCACCAACAATATCCATGTTATCACAATACTTGTTTAAGCCGTTTGTATCCCAGAACCAACATGCACTATCTAATGCACCTTCTTTGGTACGTACATAGTCTACTGCTTCTTCTGGTGACATTTCTACTGCTTCTGCGAATTCAGTATAATTATATCTGCCGGTAAGCTGTAGAATACCACCGCCCCGGAATCTCCAACCATCTCCGGAACTACTATCGCCGTTGTCCATTCTGTTTGCGTAAATAACGTTTGCAATTTTTTCAGGCTGTCTATGATAATCATTTGCATTCCTTCCTGCACGTTTGAAATACTTAGGAAAAATTGAATCCAGTGCTTTGGCGCTATAGTTTAAGTTTTCACTTAGTACTCTAAAGCCGCCACTTTCGTGTCCACACTGTGCTAAAAACATAGCAACACGTTCAGGTGTATCAACTTCCCATAACGGAAGAATATCAAGCATTGCTTCATACCAATCATAATGATCAGGTCTGTGTACTAATTCTTCTGCCATCCACGGCTCGAATTCAAATTTAAAATGTTGTTTACCCATTAGGTATTATCCTTTTTGCTGTTGTGATTCCCCGGACACAAATTCAATTTTATTATTATTGCTTTTGGGAGAGCTTATAGTCTTTCTACAACTAGCATTTTATCTGCTTGTTCTAACGTAATAGTTTTATCACCAAATTTAGATATATTATAATCGCCTAAGTATTTTGTTAGAAATAGTATTTCTGCGTAGTCGTTCATATTTATTTTTTCTTCGATACTTTCAAGAATTTCAGTAGTGCTTCCAAAGTCT